TATATACTCAATTTTATTGAAATTCCAATAGTAGATGATACTTCAAGATGTAATGAAGTTTTAAGAAAAGAGTGGGTTAGATCTGCTGAAGAACTTACAGGAAGAAGTGTAATAACAAGAAAGGGAGCTTAATATGAGAGAAGCAGACGGATGTTATGTTTGGACAAAAGGTGAGGTTTATCCTATAAATAAGTATTTTAGTACCCGCGAGTTCGGTTGTAAGTGTGCCCACAAAGAATGTGTTGAACAAAGGGTAGATAAAGACCTTATTAGTAAGTTAACTGCTTTACGCGAATTAGCGAACGAACCGTTAATTATAACTTCTGGGTTCCGGTGTCCTGCTTATCAAAAAGATGTTGAAGTTTCTGGTCAAAGTACGGTTGTTGCTAAAAAGTCACAACATGAACTTGGGAAAGCAGCAGATATCAAAACAACAAGAATGCCTATTAAGGATTTTGTACAATTAGCTGAACGGACGTTTCATGCGATCGGGATAGCTTCAACTTGGTGTCATTTGGATCTACGCGATGGTAAAGAGTACCGTTGGTATTACTAACCTCTTTCAGTATATAAACACTTGACATTGTTCTAAATCTGAAGATATTTAAAATAAAGCTTGACAGAAAGCATGTTTTAGATTATAATCGAGTTGTAGGAGCAACACAAAGACTACAACATTTGACGCAGTACTTATATTTAAAATCCAATCAATCTATTTTCAGTATATATAAATTAAAATAACAACTATATGTAGAGAAGACTTAACAAGTCTTAATGTACCTAGTGGTATAATATACAAGAAGCTAACGTAAACTCTTCTCTTTTTTAACTTGAGGATAATATATGAAGAACAAAGCACAAGTAATTGCAGCAGTATTATTCTTATTGTCGTTTATTAAATCATTCAAATATTCAAGTAACGGTTATGATATAGTATTTATTATACTATGTGCTTGTATTTATTGCTTATATGAGATATTGTCAGAGAATAAATTGAAACAAGATATACAAAAATTAACAATAGATACTGAGAATCAATTTAAAGAAGTAGAAAAAGAAATGAAAGATACAAAACACTACGTTTCAACTATAAGTCTAAGTAATACATACAAGAGGTAATTAATGAACGATGTTACAAATAAGATTGTCGATAGCTTTAAAGAAATGGACGATCTAAAAGAATACTCGAATAGTCAATATAAAACGATCGTGGTTCAGTCTAAGAAGATTACTGAACTTGAACGTAAGGTAGAATCGTTAGAAGTCAAATTAGCAAAGTCGGAACAAGCGAATACTGTAAGTAGTGTTTTGAATCCTAGTCAAGAAGATAAAGGATCGGATGCTGAAACTATCTGTTTAATACAGTTAGCATTATTACTAGGAGCTGCAAAGAACGGAGAACTTACTTTAGAAGAAACAAAGAAAGTTGAGATATACAGTAAGACGTTACAAATGTTGCGATCGAAAGATGTTAGTAATCAAAAGAAACCAGATACAGGAAAAGCATTAACAAACGAAGAACTTATGGTACTTATGAATTCTTTATCGTCAATAGATGCTAAGGAACAATAGTGGCACTCTCCAAAACCGAACTTCAGAATGAACTGTGGAGACGCGGAATACTTACTTGGAAGATGCACGTTATACAAAAAGAAATGTACGAGTTGTATCTTAAAGCTCCGGCGAATGGAACTTTAGTATGGTTGCTTTCTCGACAGACAGGAAAGTCATATGCTTTAGCAATGATGGCTTTAATGGAATGCATACAAAAACCTAATTCTATCGTAAAGCTAGTAACAGATACAAAACTCCATGTACAAACAATATTTGAACCAATCTTTAGGGAATTACTAGAAGATTGCCCCGATGATGTTAAACCAAATTATATTCCAACAAAGTTCATATATGAGTTTCAGAACGGAAGTCAAATACAGATGGCTGGTACTGATGCTGGAAACTGTGAAAGGTTAAGAGGTCAGAAGTCTAATCTTATCCTTGTTGATGAAGCAGGGTCTTGTACAAAACTTGACTATAACGTAATGTCTATTTTACTTCCAACTACAACACATACTGGGGGTAAGCTTATTCTTGCTTCAACTCCACCAGAAGAACCGGATCATGACTTTGTTCAGTTTATTGAAAAAGCCGATCAAGAGAACTGTTTAACGAAGAAAACATTATTTGACAATCCGTTACTCACAGATAAACAAAAAGCAGATATTGAAGCTAGATATTTTGGTGGTCGTAATAATTCACAGTTTAGACGCGAGTATATGGTTGAACTTATCCGCGATGAAAGAAGATCTGTTCTTCCTGAATTTGACGACGAGCTAATAGCTAAAGTTGTTCGCGAGTTTCCAAAACCACCACACTATACACCTTACGTTTCAATGGATCTTGGATTCAAAGACTTTACGGTTGTATTATTTGGGTATTATGATTTCAAAGCGGACAAGATTATTATAGAAGATGAAATAGCGATTCGGGGGAATGAATTAAAGCTTCCTACGTTTACTGCAAATATACTAGCGAAAGAAGAAAAGCTTTGGCTTAATATTTATACAAACGAACAGATCAAACCGGAGCTTCGAGTTTCTGATATTGACTATCTTGTAATCAATGAGATTAATAGATTGTCTTATGGTCAATTAAACTTCCAAGCAATAAAGAAAGAACCAGGCTATAAACTGCCTCTAATAAACCAACTGAGAGTTCAATTGCAACAAGAGAAGATAATCATCAGTCCAAAATGCGAAGTGCTTACAAGGCATTTAAAGAACGCTCGTTGGAAAGACGCTTCTGCTAAAGACGATTTTGCACGAAGTCCAGACGACGGACATTATGATGCTGTAGATGCTTTATTATATTTAGTAAAGTCAGTAAACTATAATAAGAATCCTTTCCCTAAAAATTACAATGGTAACGGGGATTCTACGTTTCATGCGAACGGACAATATGGGTATAAGCCAAAAAATACCGGAACAACTCCTATCGAAATCTATCAGTCTATCTTCGGAATCAAGAAGAAAAAGATATAAACCCCCGAAATTCAATTGGTTAACAACTATACTTAGGTATAAACACAAACAAAGGGATAGTCGTGCAGATTAAAGAAACTCTTAAAAAAGCTTGTAAAATCATAGTGTTAGTAACTTTAGTAGTTGCAATTTCGATGGAAGCCCCTTTCCTACATCGTGATTATATCAGACATGTTGCAGAACAATCGTCAGTTCAGATTTACGGACAACAAGGAACTGGAACAGGAATTCACGTTCAATTACCAAATGGTAAAGTTGTTCTTTTGACAAATAACCATATTTGCGATATGGGTAAAATATTAGATGTTGAATCGGAAGGTTCGAAAACTCTTTTCAAAAGCCATGTAATTAAACAATCTACAAAACATGATCTTTGTGTTATGGAAGCAGTTCCGGGGGCAAAAGGAATTAAACTTGGCAACGAGGCTAAAATTGGAGATATCCTTTTTACTCTTGGACATCCTCGTGGAGAAGCTTTGAATGTTTCTGTCGGTGAATACTTCAGTAATAAAATAATCTCAATGATTGAGATTCTAAAAGAAAATCAAAAATGTAATGGTGAACTTGGGTTAATTCCAATTATTACACCTCAAGGGTTCAAAATACTACAAGCGTGTAGAGTATTAAAACCAACAATGCAACTTTCATCTCCAACATATCCGGGTAATTCTGGTTCTGCTGTTGTAAATAAATACGGACATTTAGTTGGTCTTATCTTTGCTGGAAATCAAGATATTGAAAACCAAGGATTCGCGGTTCCGCTTTCTTATATTAAAGAATTTTTAAGTTCAATCTAAATAGGAGTCATATAATGGCTGATCAAGAAAATAGCTCAACGTACTTTGCTACTAGAGATGCAGACCGTTGTGCTTCTGCTGTAATAGGCAAAGCATCTACATTCTATTCGCAAATAAAAGCAAATAGTTATGTATTAAAACTACAAAATATGTGGAAGTTCTACCACGGGAACTTTAACCAAGGTGCTTCTGAGCAACACACAGTAACATTTACAGGCGAACAAGGTGAATTAGTAAGTATTCCTATCAACATGTTCCGAAATCTTGCACGACATACCATAAATATGATCACGGCAAATCGCCCAATCCTCGAATCTCAAGCAATTAACACCGATTACAAGTCTTTATCACAAACATATCTTGCAAATGGTGTATTAGATTACTATATGCGTGAGAAGAATCTCGAAACAAACGTAAAAAACGCCGTTGAAATGGCAACAGTTATGGGTTCTGCTTATATTGAAATGGAATGGAACGCAACTGCTGGTGAATCTTTCGACTTTGATCAAGAAACTGGTGAATATAACTACGAAGGTGAGTTAGAATTCAACATGTTAGACCCACTTTCTGTTGTTGTTGATGGAACAAAAGAGAATTTCCATTCACAAGAATGGGTTTTAGTACGTTCTTTTCAAAATAAATATAACTTAGCGGCTAAATATCCTGAATACCACGATAAGATTATGGGTATTCCTTCTAAAAATGAGATTTACGGGTATAGATTAACTACATTTTCTAACGACGAGACAGATGATATACCGATATTTAAGTTTTATCACAAGAAATCAGAAGCAGTTCCAGAAGGAAGATACATGCTTTTCATTTCTCCTGAGATAGTATTACTAGATATGGGTCTACCTTATCGCGAGATACCTGTATTTAGACTTTCACCTGCGGATATTATCGGAACTCCATACGGATATACCGAAATGTTCGATATTTACCCTTTACAAGAAGCTTTAAATCAAACACTATCTACAATATTAACAAATCAAACAGCTTTCGGTGTACAAAACTTATTTGTTCCGCACGGTTCTGATATTTCAACTCAAGCTTTACCGGGTGGTTTGAATATTGTATCAGGTAATGCTAAACCAGAACCTTTACAATTAACCGCAACTTCCCCAGAAACATTTAAGATGCTAGACATACTACAAAAACTAGCAGAAACACAAGTTGGGGTAAATTCAGTTACTCGTGGGAATCCAGAAGCGTCTTTACGCTCAGGAAACTCATTAGCTCTTGTACAATCTATGTCTTTACAGTTCCAATCTACGTTTCAACAAAATTATGTTAAGTTTTTGGAAGATATTGGATCTACATTAATCGAAATATTAAAAGACTTTGCTAATACACCTAAAATGATTGCTATTGTTGGGAAGAATAAGCGTTCTTT